ATAACATCATGTCGTCTGAAAATTGTGTTCCAACCGGGATGAGCGCTCACTACAACGCGCTCACCCTCTTGGATGAGATCATCAGCCATCTGACCCGGGACGACCCGGGGGAGAAGAACACTTCGGCCATGTTCGAGAAGCCGCCAACTGGATTACTCCAGTACGGCGAGCTTTTCGGACTCGAAAAGTTCACTGACGCTTCGCGTGCGGAGGGCACCGGAACTGCAAAAAATAGCAGAACCGGCGCCCGCCGCGCGCGGAGGGTTCCCTCAGCCGCACACACTTCCCAGTGTGCGACTGAGGGGGGGGAGGGGACGCACCATCACTACGATGCCGTGCGCCCCCAAGTTTGGACGATCAAAGGGGAGTCCGCGAAAGAAGCTCTCTATCTGGCCCTTGCCAGCCTAGAGGTTCTCGTGGATTTCTACCCTAAGATCCTAACGTTCAAGCTTGAAGATCAACTTTCATTCTTCACAACCTGCCGCGATTGGCCAGCCTCTTCCTTCAAGAGCTACGCCAAATATGTTACAGCCTACCCAATGGCTAAATACATGCGTCAGACATCATCCATGCCTGCCATACCACATGATTTCGAGAAGCACTCCACAGCTCTCGTCTACACAGGTCCTATAAAAAGGCTCCTTAAAAACCGATTGGCGTCACGTCTCAACAAGACCGTGTCCCAACTCGCGTTCTGCATCTTGCAGGGAGTCAAAAGATCTGCGCTCGAGGTCAACGAGCTTGAGGTGGAAGCGTCGCTCGTCGGACACCAGAGAGCCATGCTCTCCGTACCGACCGCCACCGAAGAGGAACTAGAATCGTTCCGACCGCTACTCGATCGTGCACTAGGCACTTTCAAGTGGCGGGAACCGACCCTTCTCCAGCCTTCGCGATCTGCAACCTATAGCAGATCGCGGAAGCATGGAGGACAACTGGGAGAAGTTGCTCATCACATGTCCGAAGCCCAAGGGCATGGTGATGTTTCCCTGACTATCCTGTCAGGGCGGATCCCTCGCGGGTCCGAACTCCTACAGATGATAGAGGTGAGACCTGGATTCGTAAAAGAACTCCGGGGCCTCCCTGTGCCATCTTTCAGTGACCTCCTCACTGAATCCTTCCAGTTGATAAATCCAACCACAATTCTTGGTGAAGAAGCCTCTACCACCAACACCCCCTTCATTGGGGGTGGCGCTCGAAACGTCGACGCGAATGTGGTCCCACTCAAGGAGCCATTGAAAGTCCGACTCATCACCACAGGTGAGGGACTACCATATTACACCGTTAAGTGCGCACAGAAAGCGATGCACCGTTACCTCAACAGGTACGTGCAGTTTGAGCTGACTGGCCGCGAGATGAATATGGGCGACGCATACGCTATTCTCACTCGAGAAGAGATATGCGGCCTCAATGACTTCGACAAGTGGGTGTCTGGAGACTACTCTGCTGCCACCGACGGTCTGGACATCAATATGACCATGATGGTAGCTGAGGCCTTCCTCGCCAAGGGCGGGAGCCAACTCGATGAAAGATTTAAAACTGTCTTTCGCGCTGTAATTGCGCCGCATACGCTGCACTACCCAAAGAAATGGGCAGCGAAGTCATGCGATCGACATGAGACCATTCTCCAACAGAATGGCCAGCTCATGGGCTCTCCCCTCTCCTTCCCGATCCTCTGTCTGATCAACGTCCTCTGCTACTGGCAGGCCCTCGAGGCCTACACAGGCAGAACGTTCAGCCTAGAGCGGCTTCCCTGTGTCGTCAACGGGGATGATATCCTGTTTCGAGCCAACGACGGCTTTTACGCCATCTGGCAAGAAACAGTCAAGAAGGTAGGTTTCACACTCTCCATCGGTAAAAACTACATCCACAGGTCCCTGCTTACAGTCAACTCCAAGCTGTACCAGCACCACCATCACGACAACACTTTCACCGAGATCACGTTCTACAACACTGGTCTCGTCACGGGCATGGCCTATCGCACAGGCCGCGAAAATGTGAAAGCACTTCCACTTTGGGACCTTTACAACGCATCGGTTCCAAATTGCCACGATCC